CACACTACCATTACATCGAATCCACGTTTTTTTGCTTCTTCTAATTTAATTTTATCTCTGGACCATACTTCTTTTGCTGTTACTCCTGATTGTTTAATGATAAAATCTAAATTATATTTTTCAGGTATGATGAATATTAAGTGTTATTATAATATCGCCTTCGTCAATTTCCTGAGGCTTAACTTCTATTAATTCACCGTTGCGTTCGACCATTACTGAATGATCTTCGGTTACTGTAACTATATTGCCGTCCGAATCCTCAATTTCGTATAAGTCCTTGGAGACTTTGTGGCGATACACATAATTAATATGACCCATATATGGTTCGTTGCGTTCTCTATCGTATGACATTACCATTACATTGTCGTCGTGTGCGTATTCCTTGTCTCCATTTTTAGTTTTAATTTCCAGTCTATTGAATAAGCTTTCGATGGTCATATCCCCTAGTGAAGTCTCAATTACCGAATCTGCTATACAGGAATCAGTGTCACCGTAAATAACAGACTTACCTACATGATCATAATCGCCTGTGATGATCTCGTTGACCTTTGCACTCATATGCTTAACAATCTGCCTACCAGTTAGTGTAGTTGATTGTCCAATACGCTTGTCAAAGAATCTACAACCTGGATTAAGAATAGCACCGTACACATTGATGTTCAGTTAGAGTCGTTAATTCCAACCCGCCTTGCGGCCGCTGCATGTTACCATGCAGATCAGACTATATCACCATCTATGTTAACACAGATGTTCCCCGTTTCCACTCACTTGAGTGTACGTCTTTCGACTAGTCGTTGAACCTTCCTAACGCATTAGGCTTGGCTGCTGATTGTCCTTATAGGAGTTTCCAGCAATTAGAGGAATTATTCGACCATTGTCGCCAATGGAAGTCGCAGTACTTTACGAGTTTAGGTTAATCTTCTTGACTAGTTGGCGTTTATCCCAAAATGTTATTTGATCTAGTATGTAGTCCTTGTCATTAGAAATGACCTTGTTATCCTTGATTCTTAAATTATGGTTATCAAGATACAGCGCAATCTTTTTTGGATCGCCGTTACTAATTAGTTGATTAAGTTTTTTGATATCTATCACTGAGTATTCTCCTTTAAGTTATATTCTTCTTTAAATTTAAAATCTAGTAGTTTATACAAGTTTATTCCGATACTTGTTAAGTTTGCCTCTTTATACTTTGTTCTAAAGGCATGTGTTTTTAAGTTATTATTAAAATGCGGGGCTTTTATAATACCCGTGTTTAGTTCCTTATATGAAAGAAATATATTATTTCCTTCCAGGTATTTTAGAATATATTTTTTTCCTACTATTATATTATTTTGATGTAACAGAACAATGACTTTATCAAGTGATTGCCCGTCATAACACACGTGAATCTTTTTATTTACTCGATGTTCTTCTAAGAATACATATGTTTTTTTAACTATATCGATATATTTAGATTTCTGACAATCATTAATATAAGTAAATCCTTGATGATTAATTCTTCCTTTAATAAAGCCTGTTGGTATTGCTACAGAATTGTCTATTCGAAGTTGTTCTTTGGTATCAGGATTATAGCACCAAATAGTATCCGATACGGTTGACTCGTACCATGCAGGATTAATATACGGAACGTAGTCTGCAGATACTTGTTCAGGGTGTAACATTCTTACATTACCGTCAACGTCTTGATAAAATTTAGTCCCTTTGTTTTTATTTTTAATTTTAGTTTTAGTTTCTTCAGAATGCGTGTAACCAGATCGTTGAGTCACAATCTCTCCGGTTTTCCATCGAACATCGTTTCTGTCAGCCCAAAAATTTGTATTATCATATACATTTCGTGCAGGCGATTTACCTATGATAGAATTCTTTAATGCCAACAAGTGTTCCGGACTTCGTTTCCTGCCGCTGTTCGACTTTGAAATTGCTAACGCGATCTCTTTTCGTCCGTAATTATACAATACACTATTATACCCGCATCGTTTCATTAGATTAAAAGAAAACCACATTTTTGGAGATCTTATAAACTTTGCTAACATCCAATGAGCAATAAAATGTTGGCGCCCAGTTAACAAAACTATATTCCTCTGATTTTTTATATGTTTAGGGAATAACGACCTTGGAAGTATGTGATGCTTTTCGGTGTATATGTCTTTTTAATTATCTGAGTTTTACAATGCTCAATAAACTTTAAATATCTAAAAAGATACAGTTCATTTTTGCTCTCGGGTCTTAGATATGATAGATAATTCATCCAATATACCTCCATATATAGTTTATTTATCATTTATTGTATACTTTTTAATATCTTCGGCTAACGTAGGATTAATATTAATGCCAGAATTAAGTCCCTTCCATAGCTGTAGCATACCTTGAAGCTCCTTGCGTTCTGAGTACCACCTTTTTAACAGTCCGGGAATAACAGCTTCGAACTCGTGAGTAAATATTGTTCCATTAGCACTAATCATCCATGGCATGTTGCTGTCGAATATAACACTGTTTACTTCGGCAGCACTCAACACATCACTGCGGCCGTCTTCCCAGTCAATAGCAATGTCAACATCTCTACGCTTTTCCATTACGGCTGCATATTCCAATGTACCAAAATGACCTTCCCATGCCGCAGCAAATGATTTTTTCTGCAACGTCATTGCATTGTGAACCATTTCGTCTGTCTTAATAGGGCGAAGCTGTCCAATAATGCTTTCTGGTGCCATGTTAAGTGCTCTAATTACACTTGGATACAGCGAGTTAAGGTCCATTGATCCTACAGAACGATGCAAGCCTTTTTTAGGATAAGCAACGTATGCACCGGCAGCTTGTGTATTGCCTTCGTGCTTGCGTCTGTTTGGAACCTGCATACCGCGCTGGTGAGCTTCATTGATAATTGCCTGTTCGGTAACTGCAACTGCCCCCATTGTGGTTTGCAGTAACACAGTATTATCGTGCGCAATTTCATTGGCTAGATCAATAAATCTCAATTTCTTATCCAGCTTGTCTAGTAATGCAGTATCCTGTCTGTTGTATTCAATAAACTTTTCAAAGTCATTATTGTACAACTGATCCAGTGTTCCTTCATAAACTGTTTTGTTTTCGCCAATTTCCATTTCGCCGATTGCATCAAGTCTGTATGTATGACGTTCTTCGTAAGTATACTTTCTGTACAGTTCAAGACTGTCAAGGTGTACCCGGCCGGAATAATCAAAAGTTGATGCAGTCTTGCCATACTTTTCAAATTCTCTCTTACGTGGGAGTTGGTCCCACAATGAAAACTTTCTAGTATCGTTCTTGCTTAGTATTCTAGATATACGGTTTGTGGTATATGGAACATCGTATCCTTCACTGTTCCAGCCACTGATAATATCAGCATCCTCAATTAGTTCAAGGAATACTTTTAGCATTTCTCGTTCGCCGTTACCTTCTTTGTCATTGGGAAACAACATCACTTGATCGCCCCATCGTTCTTTGCACATTGCTTCTGCTTGATCCAACGGAAGACCTCTGGGCGGCATTGCTACAGTGATAAGTGCATCTATCCATTGTAGGTATACTGTGATTGCTGTAATTGCCATAAACGGATCCGACGGCGGAGCAAATCCTCTTTCGGGATCAAAGTCAGTTTCGATGTCAAAGAAACACACATTTAGCTTGGGGGCGTCTTGATTCTCGTAGTTTTCGCTTAGACACTGGAATATGGGATTAATATCGGACTCAAATAATTTCTTGTCTCGATTTATTGCAAGTTCTTTTCGATAGTCTTTTGTGCTCTTGCAAACAATTTTAGTTAAAGGATCTCCAAATATACTTTTGTACTTTCCTTTAGGGTCTTCGTAGTAAAATGTGTACTTTACAGGATAGTCAACAAACTTGCGTTTGCCATTGTCTGTTCTCTCAACAACTCTAATTACATCAGCGTTCCGGTCGAACATTGCATCGACGTATGACATTTATTTCTCCACGCTGCTTTTGGCCAGCATACCATTAACCTGCTCGTATAGTGAGCGATTCTGTATACTATTTACTGTTTTTTAACATGTATAATGTAATTTTTGGATCATTTACAACCAGCAGATCACTTGGATACTTCCTGTCAGGATAAGTGCGACCGATCGCTGTTACGTTGATCATTTTTGGATTAAGTTTTTCAACTACTGCAATACTTAGTGCGTTGCGGTCGGGATAAACAACAGTGTCACCGACCGCAACTATATTACCAAGAATGTCCTTGTGTACAGGAATTTCTTTAGGCATCTGTGTCGTAACCAGTAATTGCAAGTATTGCTTCGAGATCTTCAAACTGATCCTGGTGCTTGTCCCAGTCACGATTCTTTGCTACTCTAATTGCTTTATTGATAAGACTTGCCTTGATATCAAGTTCTTCTGCAACTGCTTTAACGGTGTCTTTCAATCCGCCGTTTAGATCTTCTACTTCCTGAAGGACGCCAACGCCCTCTTTGATTAGTCGCTCTAGTTTATCTTTTTCTTCGGGTCCATAGACTCTATCGCTCATTAAATATCTCCGTTATAATTACTTAACTATAATAGATAAACGTGGTTCTGTCAATGTTTTTATTTAATAAATGCACCAATACGCCCGTGTAAATCAGGGTAGTCACGGTACTTAAATCCAGCCGGCGGAGTTGTGTCTTCGTCATGCCACACAGGAATAAAGTGTTGTATGTCACCGTCAAAGTCTTCGTTGTGTCGTAAGTGTACTTCGATGAGATTACCATCAATGAATTCGCAGTTAATCCAGTTGTATCGTGGAATTATACTATTAAGAATAATTGGACACTGCACTTGATCATCAACCCGTTTCCACTCAGACCACTTTGTAAATGTATCTTCTTCTTTGATACCTTCTACACATAGCTTTTGCAATCCGTTGTTGTAGTCCACACTTAGGTGTTTGCCCTCGAACCATTCGCACCAAAAATATCCTAATGGCAATGTTGTGGTGTCATCGTCTATCCAAACCTTTTGCGCCCCTAGTCCAAGGCCCAGCATATTCACACACGGTCTAACTATATAGTAACCTGGCACAGGGACATCTAGTCCAACCGGTCCACATATATACCCTAATTTTCTTGATAGTATTAGTTTGTCAAGAACCCATATGTCGTCGGCATCGATAGTTTTCCAAACCAGGTCCTCGGCGCTATCTTCTAAAATCATTTTGAAGAAGTACGTGTTTCCATAAACTTCTTGTGGGCAGTATGTTGCGCCTTTGCTAATTTCTGTTTGTAACTGTTAATTTGAGATTCTGACATGCCTGTTGCAATAGGAGGCATCGGCTGCGGCGCAGTAGGAGCAGGCGACATTACCTTTGGATCAGTTTCGAGTGCATGATACACACTGTCGATATAATCTGCTGCCATTGTAATTTTGGATTGCTGCCATGCTTCGAGGCCTTCTTCTTCGGTAATATTTGCCAACAGCTTGTTCAACAGAATAGAATATTTTCCAATCTTATACAACTGCGCCCGTGCCATTTGCACTTCATGATCGCGCTCTGCTTCGTCAGCAATCATACCAAGTCCTTCGTTGGTGGTTTCTGCAACGCCTGTTGACGAAGCTGACCCGGTATGTTTTGCATTAGAATTACCACGGCTTGTTTTTTTAATTGTCATTGTTTTCTCCGGAAACTTTAATATATTTATCATTTTGTTTACGCAGTACAAAATATAGAATTACTCTTTGTTGATAGCAGCTAGTCTATCGCCCATTTCTCTAATTAGGTCTGCTTCTGATTTCTTCTTTTCGACTATCTGGGGCACAACTGGTGAAGGGGTGTTATTATTAGCTCTTAACATTTTATTTTACGCTTTCTTCTTTTTAGATTTCTTTGGCGCATGACCAAACAAGCTGTCCTGGTCTAGTGCATTCTTTGCAGTACCGTCTGCATTGCGCTTTTGCATTGTGTTCATGCTGCCTGCAACAGATGCAATACCGCCTGCACTACTCGCGCCAGCACTTGCTGTTTCTGTAACTATATCATTAATTTTCATTTTTATCCTACTAATTTTCCGCCGAGTGGGTGCGGCCCGCGTTTCTTTTTTGTTGGTTTTGGATCGCTGTCTTTTGCATAGTCACCGTCCTTTTGCTTGTACATTTCTAACATCTCTGTTGCGTCGGCGCGACTGTACGTCTTGTTTTCGACATAACTTTTCAACTTAACCGCTGCTACAATTAACACCACTACTACGGCTAGCTCTACTCTATTTTCTACAAGCCAAGCTGCAATCTCTTCACCTACTAGTTCTGTAACTTTGTCCCAGGACCATTCAGCAGCTTTGATTGCTCCTGCACTAATTAATCCCCACTTGAACGCTTTCTTTGCCAACCATTTAATCAGCGGAACACCGCCGCGCTTGATTGCAAAACCAAATACCCATCTTGCTGCAATTGCTCCGCCACCTACTACAAATGGTGCAATCTCATCAAGGTTCTCTTCTTTAACACAATTGTTGACGCGCTTGCCGCCTTTGCCTTTTTTAGTTCCGTCTTTGCGGTAACCCTTCCAGCATGTGATTTCATCTATTTTCATTTTGACTGCCTCATTCCGGTAATAACAGCATCGGGCCCGTATTGCGCCAACAGTGCTTTCCTTGCTTCGTTCATGTTTCTTGCAGAAATCTGTACTGGTATCCACTGGCTGTAATATTTTTGCCGCACCTTGACATTGGCTATGAATATAGCAAATCCGGCTGCTGTACTGAATTCTCTTATTAACATACTAGTATTTATTCCAATCAAACAGCTTTGTAGAATAAAGGTCGCTAATGTCATGACCGCCGTCGATGCATGCTTGTTCCATCATGCTTCTTTCGACTACAGCTTTTTTACCATCGCTGCGCAAAAAAGGCGGGAATCCGTCAATGGTTACTGTGTTTTTAAATTTTTCAGCTTCGATTTTGGTTTGATTAGTTCCGACATCCACAGTAGTATTAACACCCTTGACTATCCTACCATCTTCATTTAGCAAGTCGCTGATGTTCATTTCCGTGCACGGCCTCTAAATTGTACAGGATTACTGTACGGATTAGCATTACCAAACCACATACCCATCCACTCTTTGGTTCCAGGGTGAATGTTTTCGTTCTTTTCTCTTGCACGGTTGTCGACAGCAACCCGAAGTGGGTCTTCAAACTGTATCTCGGTATATCTATCCTGTCCTGTTATACCCGCTAGTCTTTTAAGATCCTCGACATCCATCATACTCTTAATTCCGTATCCGGTGTCTTAAAATTTTTCTTGCGCATAACCGTCTTAGCAACAAGATCTAGTTTTCTGTTTTTATTGTCCCAATTCAAAACAAACGGAAGATTTATGTCAGTTTGCATGTCTTTGATAACAGCTTGTGCGTCTGGCCCCATTTTTGCAATTGCTTTACCGTGTTTGCTATAAGTTGCTCTAAACAATATAACTAATTCTTGTATGGTAATCTGTGTTACATTTCGTTGATCGTTTACTCTGTCTAAGAAGTGTCTAGTAAATTCGACATCAATTCCTAGTCTTGCAAACAACTTGTCAAGATACTGTTCTAGCTTTTTTAGAAGTGCAGGAGTAACAGGTGCGTGCGGATTGTCGGTTTGTTGTTGTTTCTTAGTCTGTTGTTGCATTGCTGGCAGATCTGGCACAGATGCGTCTTCGTCAATAGTTTCTTTTTTACGTATCAAGAATTCTGTCATTCTTCCAACTTCGTTCCAAACAAATTCAAAGTTATTCTGCGTAGCAAACCGCTGAACTATTTTTTTGTACAGCGATGCTCTGCTGTCTCTAATTTTAGGATCTTCTGCTGCTGCTCCTTCACGCCTTGCTACAAATGACATGCTCTGTGCGTCTGGTCGCGTCTTTAGAAAAGCACCAATAATACTCATTACTGTAGAAAAGATGGCGAACTCGTCGCCATCTCCGCTACGCTTTATACTGCCGCCCTTTTGAAAAGATAGTTCAAAGTTAGGACTATCTTTTGACATTGCAGCAATTGCAACTGTAACTGCACCGGCCTCTTTGGTATTAAATTGTGCTGTTAGTGCATCCTTGCTATTTTTTGTCCATTGCCAATTATATGGACGGTCGAATACTTCTGTAATTGTACTTTGTTTTGTGCTAAGTCCTGCGCGCACAGCTTCGTACATCGCTGCTGTAAGCGCGTTGCTAACGACTGGCACTCCTTTACTGAACTCATTAAGGTCGCCGTCTGTTGCAGCTTGTCGCAGCTTGCTAGAACTCATACCTGCGGCATCGAGTGCGTCAGGGTCTCGTGCGCCTGCGCTTACAATATGAATGTTACTAAAGTTGTATTCTCTTCCGTTGTATTTGTGAATTAGTTCGGCAAATTCGTCAATGCGATCTTCCCCAGCAACATAAATTACACTGCTGTATCCACGTGCTTCAACTGACTTCAATGCTTCGATGATTGTGCGAACATTTCTATCGCCAACTGTAACTTCGGGAAAAAACTGTTCTGCAAAACTCAGCTTGGTATCAAAATCCAACGGATCAGTTTTACCTTTTTGTGTATGACTCAAGAACATAAAACTGTCACCGGGTAAGTTTGACATTGCTTCGGCCAGTTTTTTGTGGCCAATTGTAGGAGGGTTCATACGACCAAACGCAACAACCGCAGTTTTGTTGCTATTTTCAAACAGACTTCTTAAATGCATTAATATTCTCCAGCTCGTAAGTTTTCAACTTCGTCGGCCAAAAGTTTGTTAACACATTCCATTTTGTCTGCTGGTGACATTACAGTTTCGGGTCTGCGATTAATATTAAACTTTTTAACATATTGCTTGATTGCAATTTCAATAATTGGAATAAAGTTTTTTTTATTATACTTGCCACCGCCTGCTACAACTTCTTGTACATCTAGTAATAGTGGATACAAGTGTTTTCTATAGAACCCAGATTCGTTTTTCATATAAGAAATTAGATCATCTGCCATGTTCCACGGCAGCGGTGCATTGGGATCGAGATCAGACATGTCTTCGATTTCGTTAATTTTCATAATTATTCCTTTGCACTAATTTCTATGTCAAAGTTAGTTAACCCTGAGTCGAATACCTTTTCTGCAATTGACTCTGCAAGTGCGTGACTATCTTCGTCACCGAGTGCTTCACTTATTGCAATGCGCAACACATTTTCTCCGTGTATACTTTCCTCAAGATTGTAATCAATTTCGTCTTCAGTAAGTGGTATGTTTGCCAAATTTATAATTGATTCAACAACTGCACTTTCGTCCAACTTGCCCTCTTTCCAAATTATGCTTATAAAGTTATCCATGTTTTTGCCTCAATGATTTAGTAGTACACTTGATACTGTTCCGTCGGTCCAGTTGTTTATTATTGCTCTTACCCAAACATAGTTCCCTGTAAAGTTCTTAATATAAGACCCATTACTTTCGTTGCTATTAGTGGATAAGCTAGCATGGGTTGATTCAGCAACTGAAAACCAGTCAGATTCTGAAGGATTAGTTTCGAGTGTTGCTTGCATTACAACAGTTCCTATCAGTTCTACTACGCTGTATTGTACAGTATGTACTCCGTCGGATCTTCCGTAGAAGCCGTCGCCTTTGTATGGTTCTCCGATGACATTCTGGGGACTTCCGTCCCCAGAATATGATTGACCAGATAATATGATTTTACTATTCGACATATAACTATTTATCTATATCTCCTTTGTACACCAACTTATCTATTCTGCTTATATTTTTACTAATCATTAACTGGAGTAACAAGATAATGTTTTCGTCTTTGACAAAAAAGTATTGACCTTGTATCCATGATGTACCAACACGCAAATTTTCAAGCAAGATTGATCCTATCTTAACTTTGTCAGTGTTATTTTTAATCCAACTAGCAAGCGACGGCGAGCCCGGTTCTCGTCCGAGTGTTATTTTATAAGGAAACTCAGTAGGCTTGTCAACGATAATTATATCTGCGTTGTTTGTTAGAAACTTTACAACAGACTTGTCTGGTTCCCAAAGTTCTACTTCATTACTGGTTATTTTTTTACTTATATCAAGTAACATCTGCTTGTCGTTAGAGTAAATTATCATAGTGCGGAACTCACAGCGCATCAGGTATCCTGATGCGCTGTGTAGTATATGATATATTGAATCAGCCTCTTCGATTAACCTAATCTCAACATCGTCACCTGACCTGAAGCGCCAAGCAATTATACGCTGGCCTGCGTTGTATCTTTCAAAATATTCATCGAGCTGAGTCCTTGCAAACTCTAGGTTTCCACCACGTTGTCGTTCTGTACGAAAGATATGTGAAACAGGGTTTGAAACTTTTAGTTTGTAAAGATACTTTTTATAGTGTAGCTTCTTAGACTCCAGCAGTTTCAGATTGCTCATGTGCAGTTACCTTAATATCAATTTTGCTATCGGCAACGCCAATATTAATAGTTCCGCCGTTCTTAAGTTCGCCGAATAGCATCATTCTCGACAACGGACGCTTGATGTCCTTGTCAATAACACGCTGCAAAGGTCTTGCACCCATCTTTGGATCAAAGCCCTTGTCGACAAGATAGTCCAATGCTTCGTTGGAAACAGTAACGCTGATACCCTTGGCTTCTACTTGCTTTCTAAGTTCGCCAAGGAATTTCCCAACAATCTTTAACATGACCGGTTTACCTAGTTTGGAAAACGTGATCGTGGCGTCAAGTCTGTTACGGAACTCAGGGGCAAAGAATTTCTCCATCTCGCTACTATCGTACTCTCTTTCCATAGAGTCTCCAAAGCCAATGTTGTTCTTCTCGGCATCTTTTGCGCCCAAGTTGGTAGTAAGGATCAACACACAGTTGCGCGCATCTGCTTCTTTGCCGTTGGACCCTGTTACTTTGCCATTGTCCATAAGCTGAAGCAACACAGATGTTACGTCTGGATGCGCTTTTTCAACCTCGTCTAGCAACAGCACACAGTTGGGATTTTCTTGCAGCTTTACAATTAGTTGTCCGGCATTGTCATCAAATCCGACGTATCCCGGCGGAGATCCAATGAACTTGGAAAGGCTGTGCTTTTCTTGATATTCTGACATGTCAAACCGTACAAGCTTTACACCAAGGTGATGTGCAAGTTGCTTGGCAGTCTCTGTCTTGCCTGTGCCTGTAGGACCCATAAACACAAAACTGCCAACTGGCTTGTCGTCTGGCTTTAGCCCGGCTTGGTTGACAAGAATCTTGTCAACAATGTTGTTGATTGCTTCATCCTGTCCGTATACACTGCCTTTGAGATTTCCCTCAAGGTGTACAAGATTTGATGTTTCTTTTTCAGCAATACGGTCTTCGGGGATGTTAACAAGCTTTGCAAGTTCAAACTGCACATTTGTTGCATTTACCACACAGTCTTTTTCTTGCTCATTTACTTTAAAGCGAGAACAAGCAACGTCAATTAGATCAATTGCTTTGTCTGGAAGCTTCTTATCTGGCTGATACTTGATACTTAGTTTTACAGCCTCGTCAATTGCTTCATCTGTGATGGTAACATTATGGAAGTCTTCGTAGTACTTGCGGATACCTCTAAGGATATCCACCGACATTTGCTCAGACGGTTCTTCGACCCCTACTCTCTGGAAGCGACGCATTAGCGCACGGTCCTTTTCGAAGTACTTACGATACTCTTCCCAAGTTGTTGATGCAACAACCTTGATGTTGCCTTTGCTAAGTGCAGGTTTAAGCATGTTGGCAAGATCGTTTGCACTGTTTTGTCCACCTGAGCCTGCACCGCTAATCATGTGTGCTTCGTCGATGAACATAATAGTTTTGCCTTTTTTCTGCAATGCAGAAAGCACAAGCTTGAAGCGTTCTTCAAAGTCGCCTCGATACTTGGATCCTGCAAGCATTGCACCGATATCTAAGCTGAACACTTTGTACTCTAGCAAAAACTTCGGAACATCGCCGTTTTGAATACGCCATGCAAGTCCTTCGGCAATAGCAGTTTTACCCACGCCCGGATCGCCAACTAGCAATACGTTACTTTTACTTCGTCGCCCTAGTGCTAGCGCAACTTGTTCAATTTCGTCTGTACGACCAATAACGGTATCAATTTTCCCATCAATTACTTCTTGGTTAAGGTCTGATGTAAACGCCTTGAGCGCTTTGTTAGCAGGCCCTGCATTCTCGGGGCCTTTGCCGCTGCCATCCTCAGTGACATCATCGCTAATATACGCAAGAAACTTTTCTTTGTCGATGTCTGCTTGCTGTGTAACAAAGTATGCATACGACCGCTTTTCGGTTAACAAACTAATAAACACATCGCATACTTCAATTTGGTCGCGCCCTTGAAACAGTATCTGCGCAAATGCACGATTTAATACCCGCTCCACAGTTTGTGTTTTTTTAGGCTTGTAATTTTCCTCATCTGTTTTGATGTCGGCTAACTTGTTCTTAACATAGTTGTCTAAGTTAATCTTCATGAGATCCGGAACTGCACCAAATCCTATAATAACATCTTTAAACTCTGGATCGTCTACCATTGCACTAAGCAAATGCTCCAGCGTCACATATTCGTGCTGATTATTTACAGCATCTTTTACTGCCGTGTCGAATACTACTTTTAACGCTTCACTTGGGTCAATCATATATGCTCTTTCTTGGTTCTACGCTTTTCAGCCATTGATAGTTTAAGTTTACTGACTCTATTAATAAATTGGATGCCATGTAAGTGGTCATACTCGTGTAAGAACACTCTGGCATCAATGTCATCAAACTTGGTCTCTACATTTATAACAGACTTTGAGTCGTCTGTCAACGTCTCAAATTCTACTATAACACTTATTGGCCGTTTGACTTTTAAGTACAATCCTGGATGACTAAGGCATCCTTCGACGCCTTCTTCTCTTACATTGCTTATACTTTTTATGTTTGGATTAATTACCACCAATGGCGAACCATAAGTTTTGTTTAGTATTGCTTTCATAACAAATATTTGTGCGTTTAACCCTACCTGGTTTGCACTTAGCCCTAACCCACTTTGTACATTCATTAAGTCTATCATGTCTAGTGCAATTGGCCCCGGATGCATTTTCTCTATGTCAAACGGTAACACCGGTGACTCGAGCAACACACTAGGCGCCGTTATTAATTTCATCATTTATATCTTTGATCCTTGTTAAAATGCCGTCTTTGAGAAGTACTGGAACTTTTCCTTTTAACACAACAAAGAAACTTCCAGTGGCACCGGTCTTTAAGTTAGGTAACCCGTGCCCTGCTACGTTCATAATAGTGCCGGGTTGTGTGCCTGCAGGCACATTAATTGCAATATTGTGACCTAATAATGTTTGAATATTTATTTTTGTGCCTAGTATAAGGTCAAGTACGTTGATCTCATATGTAGTATACACGTGATTTTTGTCTCTGTCAAACTTTTCGTGATTTAGTACATTTATGAATACCAACAAGTCGCCGCGCGGCAATTGACTAGCAGCATTGTCTCCGAGCCCTTTGTATCTAATTGCTTCGCCGTTTTCGGCACCAGGATGTATCTTAATAGTTGCAGTTGTATGTTCGCCAGTTGCTAATACATATTTTGCTATTATTTCTTTGCCGGATGCAACCTCTTCCAACGTGATACTAATAGCGATCTTTATATCTCTGTTGCGTCGTTGTACAGTGCGCTGGTTAAAGAATGATGAAAACATATCCTCAAAGTTGTTCGGGTCAATGTTCATTTCTTGTGCCGGTTGATCGTACGCACGTCGTTTGTCTTCGTCTTTTAAAGTTTGGTATGCTTCGTTAACTTCTTTGAATTTTGTTTCGTCGCCACCAGTGTCAGGATGATGTTGCTTGGCAAGCTTTCGATATGCTACCTTAATGTCATCCTGACTCGCTGTGTTAGAAACGCCTAATATGCTGTAATGGTTCATGCATATACTTATTGAAGGTTATCTGTTGTGCCTACCGGATCCGACATAGAGACCAAACCATGCAGCGCCTGCTCCTACGATAACAGAAATAAAACCGCTTTGTTCCAAGGTTGGGTCAGGCAACGCCAAGTACCATTCAATAGAACGATGCAATATGTAGATGTATATACCAATAAACAGTCTTGGAAATGGCCGCCAGGCATCAAATGCTCTAGCCATGTGTATCCATTTTTTATAAGGATTTGGCCCGAAGTCTTTTGCAGTAGCATCAACTTCTGAGTCTAGCTCGATTGTGCGACTGGGCAAGACTTGGTTGTGCGCGGCATCTTTGTTTGTAAGATTGCGCCTATTGCGAGAAACAAGTTCAACGTCTTCTGGAAATTCTCTTGGCATTGGTACCCTCCTAAATGCCGGTATTAGTCTATTATTACTGCTCCGTCTAGTGCCCTGATTGATTGATTGTAATAACGATTGTATGCTATAATAATTTGTTGTTGTTGTTCAACTAATGCCCGTATGTCTGATAAGTTCAAACTTAAATTTTCGTAGCCGGTGCCGGTAACTCCGAACACCACAACTGCTTCCCCCGATGCAGCAAGTTCTGACATCTTTTCTTCAAAGTTGTCGGGCGTAATAACTATCCATTCTACCGGCCGCGCCACTACTTCGTCTGCTTGCGGCAGTAACAGTGTTGGCCTAGCAACAGGAGTAGTTGAAATTTTTAGAACTTCTTGCTCAGGGCTGCATGCCATTAGTCCAAAGCCAAGGACACTCAGCATTAAAAGATGTCGCATCGGTTGCATTCCTTTCTTGTTGTGTTAGAGGCGCACCTGACAGTATTTCAAAACATCGTCCGGCACTTTCTGTTCCTCTGTTGATTAGTCTTTCGATTAATTCAGGTTTGCTAGCAGCCAAGAACCCAATATCAGAATCGCCTAGTTTTTCGGCTAGTAGATTGTTTTGTCTGCGTACATTTGCAAACTCACGATTTACACGGCGACTCTCTTGTTGAACAAGTTCGTAGTCCAGCTGTAATGAAACGATAGCAGCTTCGTTTGAGTCAACTGCTATCGTTAGTGTTGCATTATCGGCATTGAGAGCTTCGATTCTGCTCTGTGAATTTTGATAATACCAGTAAAATCCTCCACACAGTACTGCAATAACAATCAATAATACACCTGCTATTTTCATGTGTTTATCCTAGTAGCTTTTTTAATGTGTTTGGTCCAGCAATTCCGTCAACTACTAGTCCGGCACTTTGTTGCCATGCTCTTAGGTGCGCTTCGGTTCCGACTCCAAATATTCCATCGGCTGTAATTTCAAGTTCTTCTTGTATTGCCCGAACAGTTGGGCCTCTGCTTCCTATGCGCACTGTCTCAAATCGTACGTTAACTTCGCCACCAAGGACTGCAATAGCGTGATCCCAGTTCTCTATCCTGTGAGCCAACCCATTCCACCCACCGTTAATGGTTTTTGACAATTGTCTAACATCGCCGCTGTCGCAAAACTTGTTGAGATTGTTTTCTTCCCAGAACCAACATGCACTATCGACTGCACCTTTCTTGGTTCTTACATATACAGCAGCCTGCTCTGGCGACATTCTAACAGCTTTGCCAAATGCAGTATAGTTGTTTCTTCCAGTAAGGTGTAATAAGCCACCGCCTCTAAAGTTCCATCCGTCGTTGCTTGCTGCATCGCCATTGCCCATTCTGTTTGCATAAACTACGTTTGCAATAGCTCTTGGGCGACGGTGGTATGAGTTTGCATCACGTCCTGCCCTTTTAAAATACTTTGGAAATATTACATTTAATCTAGCTGCGCTATAATTCATATTTTCAGAAAGCTTTGCAAAGTTTCCTGATTCGTGACTGCATTGTGATATAAATCCGGCGACTCGATTAACTGTATCTATGTCCCAAAGTGGCAGGACCTCGTACATTGCATCATGCCAATCGTCTGCTTCGCTGTTACCTCGTAGTAGCTCGATGGTCATATTCTCTTCAAAATTAAATTTAAATGTCATTATCTATTCCTTGTTTATAGTCTTTCTAGGACTAACATGTGTCCGCTGTTTTCAAAGGTTAGTGTATGATCGCCAAACTTTGTTATATTATAATCGCCTATGTATTTTGTTAAAAACAATAGTTCGGCGTATGCATCCACGTTTATTCTTTCCTTTATTGCATTATCTATCTGTACACTCTCGCCAAACCCTTTGACTTTAAATACAACTGGGTCAGAAAACACTTTTTTTATACTAAGTGTTTGGTCGTGCGTAAGCGTTACTTCGTCTAAATAACTTCGGTTAAAGAAATTCTTAAAGTTGTTCATATTTGTTTCAGTTACTACAGATTCATAAGATGTCTTGTCAGTAGGAATACTATTTGTTAATTCTTCTACAGTAAGAGGTCTGCTTTCAAAACCTTTGTAATACCGAAATTCAAAGTCATTTCTTCCAGCAAGTTTTGAAACGCCATCCATTAATTCCATAATTTGTTCAACAACTTCTGGATCTCTTTCAATTTCAACAAACACTCGATACATGCCGTCGTCTTGTTCACCACTTGAACAATCAGCATCTAGTACAAAGCCGTAGCCCTTTTCGATAAATGCCACAAGGTCCTGTGCGGGTGCCTCTTCTCTTACAGTAAAACTTACAACAACAATGGATGAATCGTTTCCCATTTTACTACTGTACGAATCAATTTCAAAAACCTGTTCAACCATGTCATTTAAATCACGTGCGCCAAGACCCATTACAAAGCACCTCCGTTGTCGCCAGCAGCGTCCGGTGCTGCTTGATCTTCCGCCTCTGGTGATATCTCGTCCGGTAGTGCATTCTGCGGTTCTTCTTCTACATCGGCGTCTGTTATGTCATCCAGGTTTTCCAAGTTAGCAGCATACATGTCAGCAAGCAATTTCTTGGGCATGCGAATTTCAACAATCCATATAGGAGATTTTTCCATTTTTCCTTTTTTAGTACCAGTCCGCAAGTCGGCTTGAGTTCTTACTTTTCTTGGTTTTGCAATGTACGACTTTTCATAAGACACTTTACAGTCATAATCAAGAAGACGCTTGCCGCCCATTGGGTCTGGCATCTTATCTCTCTTCCAGAAAAATTTAGCTGAAATCCAATGTCTATCAATTGTTGGGCCAGCAGCAAGTTCGCCGTCTTGCCAATTTTTGTAAACGTAAATGTCGAGTTCATCGAGTACACGTTCGAAGTCTTTTAATACTTCAAACGCACTATTGCTTTCGTACATACCTTCGATGTTTTTAATTACATCTAATTCGTCAAGAATGTTGCTCATTAAAGTTCCTAAATTGTATTACTTATATTTATCATTTGTATTCAATGCGTGGTTTTAACACGACACTAGGGGATAAATATAAGTGCAGGGAATATAACGTCCTGTTAAGGACCAATCACTCTGTCAAACTGCCTACAGGAGGACTGAATGGGTAAAGCTAGAGCTAACAATAATAAAAAGCAATCGAACTATTTGAAAAATAATACCAACAACACAAACACTAATGTTGTTAAAATTAACAGTTTTCTTCCAAAGAAGAAGAAAACTGTCGATATCATCCCAAGAAATAGAAATCAAGAAACTTACGTGTTACAACTAACGGACGAGCAGAAAGACATAGTCTTCGGAATAGGTCCTGCAGGAACCGGCAAAACCATGTTGGCGTGTCAGGTGGCAGTAAAAAGCTTTCTAGATGGGAATGTTGATCGCATTGTTGTTACAAGACCAGCCGTGAGCGCAGATGAAGATTTGGGCTTCCTGCCTGGTACACTAGAGCAAAAGATGGCTCCTTGGACACGACCTATTTTTGATGTATTTAGAGAATACTTCTACGCTAATGAAATTGAAAACATGATTGCAGAAGGCGTGATTGAAATTTCTCCACTTGCATACATGCGTGGTAGAACATTCAAAGACGCCTATATTATTGCAGATGAAATGCAAAATGCAACACCTAATCAAATGAAGATGTTGCTAACACGTATCGGAACAGGATCTAAGATGACTGTTACCGGCGACCTTGCACAGGCAGACAGGCTCAAAGACAATGGACTACTTAACTTTGTTGAACAAGTGAAAGAATTTAATGCAACTCATATTTCAGTTGTTGAGTTTGAACACAGCGACATCGAAAGACATGCTGCTGTTAAAGAAGTCCTTCGGGTATACGGCGACTATTAATAAAAATGCTAGGTTCCCAACGGGACCTAGCTAATCAACCAACTCCGCCTAAGATCTTTTGGCGGCACATTAGCAGTTGGCTTACTTGCAATTATACTCCTACACTCTGTAGCTTGCCTCGAGGTAGTGGCACAGGATTCTTTAGTAGCCATACTAGATATTCATTTTCAGTAAATATATAATTCCAGTAAATTTCTTTTATCGGTGTCTTACCATCAGCATCCTGGTAAATTTTTACCTGTACATAGTAACTTCTCCAAATCCACTTACCACTGTTGCTTTTGAGCGGAAGCCATGCCCATCTTTGCTGAATAGCACGCTCTGGCAATGCAGGCCCTGGCGTATATCCTGAATTAACTCCCATCATTTAAACTTCCCCTTTAATGATTTTAGTATTTCTTGATCGATGCTATCGGCCATTTC